CGGGGGACCGAGATAGAGTGCATCATCACCATTTATCAGACAGGCACGTAGACGATCATTAAAGTTCAGTCCTCGAGCCCTCCATTCTGTGTCCATAACTTGGTTGATCAAACCAAAGTTAGCGAGACAGAGGATAGGGAAGGAGAGTGGTGAACCCATGAGTTGTCCAGAAGTCTGCATGACTGGTGGGGCATCGATCTCGTCATAATGGAGAAGATGTGGACCAAGAACGAGCTTGGCCAGGTTCCTGTCATACTCAGGGAGATCCTGGGTAATGAAATCCAGAATCCTTCCCGAGTAGAGGTAGGACAGGTTATCTGTTGCGGCAGTGTAATCAACTGACTGCCAAAGATCACCACCTCGGTAGGAGTCCAGAAAAGGAAGCATAAGCGTACCATCGAAGGTCCGCCCAATAAGCTTGAAACAATGGATCTCCCGGAGGGAGGAGTGCAGGGCGACCTGAAGTCTCTTAGCCTGGGCATAAGCGACTGCTGGCCCTTTGGTGATTACCCGAAATTTAAATGGTTCTTGTAACACTACCACTTGTGCGTCCAGATATTCAGGGAGCTCGAAACGAGTTCCCAAGAAATCTCGGACAGACTGTGGGCCTCCAGTATCGGGATAGGCAATATCCTTCATCTCTATGGGTTTCCCAAACCTCCCCCTCTGATGGGTGAAGCCGGAAAATTCATGAGAAGCGATCTGGAAGGCAGTCTGTGAGACGGACCTAACGCGGTCAGTCTTCTGATTGGCCGCATTGTGGGATTTCCCCACATCTCTTCTCTTCGTGGAAACCTCTGAAGAGTCCCTCTCTTCAATGAGGAGGGAACGGGGGTTTCGTGAGAAGAGGGAAAATTTTCGTTTGTGTTCGGTGATTTCGGGTACCTTAGTCCCTACTGACGCTTCTGCCTCATCGGCAAGAGTCTCGACCCGGAGGTCGGCCCCATTCTGTTGGGGAGGTCTTACAACCCTCAGCGTATCACGAACATGATCAGTAATTTTATCAGAATTCTGCATCTCTGTGTAGACCTGGCCAACGGCGCCCAGATTCTTCAGAGTCCTCTCATATGAGGAGGAGGAGGAGATCTTGGCGGTGTCGGTTCGGGTCCTGAAAGATGACATACGAGAGCTCACACTCTTTCTGACTTGGTTAAGGAGTCG